TTAGACCTAATGCTACGACACAAGGACAACCAGAATTTTATGCTACTAAAAAAGCTACAACTTCTGGAATACAAGTGTTAGTTAGTCCTGTGCCATCTGCAACTTTGGCATATGAGATTGATTTTATAGGTTTAGAAACAGGATTATCCACCTTGAATGCAAATAGTTGGATAGGTGATAATGCAGAGCAAGTTTTATTATCTGCGTGTCTTTATGAAACTTCTACTTTTCTTAAGGCTCCAGATACTGTAAACTTGTATAAAGGGCAATTTGATGAAGCAATAGCATTGTTTCAACAAGAAATGGCTCGTAACTATGCTAGTGAATACGAAGGAGGCATATAATGGCAATCACACAAGCAATGGCAACTTCTTTTAAATCTGAGATTTTACAAGAAGGACATAACCTTGCATCTGATACTTTAAAAATTGCATTATTTACAAGTAGTGCAAGTTTAGGTGCATCAACCACAGCTTATTCAACCAGTAATGAAGTTTCTGGTACTGGATATACAGCAGGTGGTGAAACTTTAACAAACCAAGCTGTTTCAACAACTGGAACAACAGCACATTTTGATGCAGATGACCCAACATGGACAAGTGCATCATTTACAGCTAGAGGTGCTTTAATTTATAATACCAGTAATAGTAATAAAGCTATCGCAGTGTTAGATTTTGGTGGTGATTTTACTGTATCATCTGGTACATTTAAAATAATTTTTCCAGCAGCAGGAGCAAATGCAATTATAAGGATAGATTAAAATGGCAAGCACATATACAGCCAATAATGGCATTGAAAAAATAGGTTCTGGAGAACAATCTGGAACTTGGGGAAATACTACCAATACGAATTTTGATATTATAGATAGAATATTGAATGGTGTTGGTACTATTTCTTTATCGGGCACGACCCATACATTAACCACAACTGATGGCTCTTTAACTGATGGTATGTATAAAGTTTTAGTTTTAGGTGGTTCACCATCTGGAACAAATACAATTACAGTTTCACCTAATGACCAAGATAAAGTGTTTATTGTTCAAAATGGTTCTGGCGAAGATGCTATATTTAGTCAAGGCTCTGGTGCAAATGTAACAGTACCAGATGGCAGTAAAAAAATTATCTATTGTGATGGTGCAGGTAGTGGAGCAGCCGTTGTAGATGTAACAAGTTCTTTAGACATATCGTCTTTAAGAATAGGTGGTACTGCAATAACATCTACAGGTGCTGAATTAAATATAATAGATGGTGGAACCTCTGCAACGTCAACCACAGTGGTAGATGCAGACAGAGTTGTATTTAATGATGATGGCACAATGAAACAAGTGGCAGTTACTGATATGAGTACATATTATAATGCCAATGCTTTTGATGCACCATCTGCCATTACATCAACTGGTACTTTAACACCAAGTTCTGCAAAATCTATTTATCAAAGAGTAGATTGCACAAGTGGTAATATTACCTTAACTCTTGCAGAGGGAAGTTTGGCTGTTGGTCAATATATTGTTGTTGATAAAATAGACACAAGTTCAAATACATTAACTTTGGCATATCCAACTAATTCGCAAGGTTTAAGTCTGGGAAACGCAGTAGAATTTGCGTCTGCTTTTTATCAAGGCAGTAGTAAATTTAGTTTTATAGAAACAGTTAAATCATAAGGAGTTTAAATGTCTGTTCCTTTTATATCTAATTTAGGATTTACATCAGTTGATACTGCAGGAACTCTTAATACAAAAGCAGGTTCAAAAGATAACCTACCTGTTCAGTTTTATAGATTGACTGCAGATATTACTGGAACCTTAACTATTAATAACAATGCCAATCATGCCAAAATTATATTAGATATTAATAACAGAAATCTGTTAGGTGCTTCTGGTACAGGAACTGCATCAACACCTATTGTTTATAATGGCACAGGTACAGTTGAATTAAAAGGTGGTGGTTTAATATCAAGTGGAGGGGCATTAAGTTTTTCCTCTGGTTCAAGAACTGGCACTGTAACTGTATCACCTTCAAGTACAGGAGGTACAAATCTTGGTAATATGGCAGGTAATGTGGCAACAACAGTATCAAATACTACGTCAGACCTAACAGGTCAAACTGTTACTCTTACATGGCATACATATGTAAATTCACCTGCATCTGGTAATGGAAATTTTAGATTTGGTGGATATTTTCCAAGAATACCATCAGGTGTTACTGTTGTAACATCAACTGGAACATTAGGGCCCGGTTCACGACTTTCTACGTCTGGAGGTTCAAGTAATAGTGGCACTGGTACAACAGCAACAACAGCACAAATAACTCAATTATTTGGTGCCAATGCATCGAATTTTCGTTATACAGGAACAACACCTGCAGGTTATGGTGGGACATATACAAATGCTCAAGCAGGTCCCGGTGGAACAAATGGACCATTATCTACAGGTATTTTTCATTCTGCTCCTTACCAACCACCGGGCAGTAATGACCCTGCAACAAACCAAGTTAGAACATTTAAATGGGATTATAGAGGAGCTTTGGTATGTGCTGCAGGTTCTGGTGGGCATAGAACTGGTTTTAACATCTCAAGTGGTGTATTATTAAATGTAACCACAAGAACTGAAGGAAGAACTTTTGCAGTTACCAATAATAGTGGTGGACAGATAACATATACAACACCTACAGGAAATACAAATATTGCTGATGGTGCTACAGCAACTATTGCAACAACAAATAATACAAGTAATGCATTTTCATTTACTGGTACAAGAGCATCAGTTCTTGCTATTAGTGGTAATGGTACTGGAAATGGCACAGTTCAAGTTGCAGATGGTGGTGATGGTGCAACAGGTACAGTTGTGGTTTCTATAAGTGGTAGTGATTTTACAGTTACAAATAATAATGATAATCCAATAAATTTTGTTGCAGGTACTGGTTCTGGTAATGTAGGTG